AGGTTGCAACAACTGGTACTAATGTTGCAGGTATTGCTATCACAGCAGCTTCTGCAGCAGGTGAGTTAGTAGCTGTGAAGTTATAATTTATAAGGAGGTAAATGAAATGCCAACTATGCAGAATGCGCATATTGACCGCGCACTTACAAATACATCCGTTGCATATATGCAGGATGCCAATGCATTTATTGCAGACAAGGTTTTCCCTATCGTAAGAGTTAAGAGACAGTCAGATGTTTTCTACATTTACAATAAGGGCGATTTTATGCGTGACGAAGCCCAGGTACGTGGAGCTGGTTCAGAGTCCGCTGGTGGTGACTATGGAGTAGAGGCTTCTACACCATATTACTGCCGTAAGCATGCTTTCCATAAGGATGTTACTCCAGAGGAGCGTGCAAACTACGATGAGCCACTCGATGCAGATACAGATGCAACAGATTTTGTAACTCAGAAGATGCTTATCCGTAGAGAGATGGAGTGGGCTTCAAAGTTCTTTAAGTCTGGTATCTGGGGTACAGAGATTGAGGGTGCTGATACTGCTGCTGATGCAACAGAGGGTGCAAATAAGAAGGTAGTTTATTGGAATCAGGCTACTTCTAACCCAATCAAAGACATTACTGATGCTGGTGTTGAGATGGCAGGTGGTACAGCATTTAAGCCAAATACTTTGGTGTTATCACCACATGCTTTCAATGCACTTAAGAATCACGAAGATATTCTCGACCGTATCAAATACACACAGAGAGGTATCGTTACCGCTGATTTGTTAGCTACATTATTTGAAGTTGACAATGTGTACGTTGCATGGGGTGTAGTTAACTCAGCTGCTAAGGGTGCAGATGATAACGTTGGATTTATCATGGGTAAGCATGCTCTGTTATGTTACAGTGCACCTTCTCCAGGACTTAAGAAGCCTTCAGCTGGTTACATCTTTGCTTGGTCTGGTCTTGAGGGTTCAGGCGCTTATGGTAACCGTATTGTAAGATTACCTATGGATATGCTCGGACTTGGTACAGAACGTATTGAGGGTGAAATCGCTTTCGATGCAAAGCAGATTTGTAAAGACCTTGGTACATTCTTTAAGGACATTGTAGAGTAATGCTCGTTGTAAAACGACCATTCAAAAATCTTGGTAAGGTTTATACAGCAGGCTCCGTTATAACAGAGCCTGCTACTATTAAAAGACTTAGAGGTAAGATTGCAGAAGGTAAAATCATTGAAGTTACCGAGCAGACTTATGATGTTGCATCAAACTACTTTAAAGCAAAGTATGGTGTAATCCTTCCATCTCTTACTGATGAGGTTGTTGAAGCAAAGCCAGTAGAACCTGCTGAGCAAAAGTCAGTAGAACCTGCTGAAACAAAGACAACCGAACCTACCGAGAAGAAGGTAACCAAAACAAAGGCTACTAAGGCAAGTGTAGTTTCTACTAAATAGCAAGGAGGTGGTAGTATGTCTTGGACATATTCTGGTGACCCTACAAGCAGTAAGAAGGATGAGTGTAGATTCCTTATAGGGGACACTAATGAAACTGCTCCTATCATGCAAGATGAAGAAATAGAATATCTTGTTTCACAGTTTGGCATGAATGAGAATAAGCTCCGTTATGAGTTATTTAAGCAGGCAGCTACTATCTTTGCTAGAGATATTAAAAGGTCTCTTGGCCCGCAGTCTGAAGACCCTACGTCTAGATTAGACTTTTTCAGGGCACAGGCTGAATCATATAAGGCTAAGCTGGCCAGCACAGGTTTATCAATACCTAAGTATGCTCATCCTAAAGTATTTAGAAAGGGTATGCAAAACAATCCTCCTTGGCCTAACAGAAAGGGAGGAATGTTCAATGTATGAAAGCCTTAAATCATGGATAAACGTACCAGTTACTGTAAAGCCTTTCGCTGGACGTACTGCTACTGGCGATAAGATTTTTGGAGAACCGTACGAAATAATGTGTTATCCACAAGGTGAAGTAAACATTGTTCGAAACTGGCAGGGTGTTGAAGTTGTTTCACACAATCATCTACATGTAGATGGTATCACACCTATTACAAAGTTAGACAGTGTTGTATTTGAAGGAGAGGAGCTTGCCGTTCAAGCCATATCTACCTTTTATAGAGAAGGCGTTCCAGATATAAAGGTGGTGTACATTTAATGCGTTCTACTTTAAATTTTTCATTTGATAGAAAATCTCTTAATGAGTTTGATGCACAGTGTAGTATTGCAATAAGCAAGCTTGGCAATGGTTCTAGAAAGGCTCTTGTCGCAGCCTGTAATGAAATACTTGATGAGAGTATGGCTCAGGTCCCTGTAGAAACAGCTACACTGATGGACAGTGCATTCTTTGAGATTACTGGTCATTGGAAAACTGGTTGGGACGCAATTGTTGGTTATGGTGGAAACGGTGACCCCGTCAATCCTAAGACAGGTAAACCGGCATCTTCATACATGGTAGCTGTTCATGAAGATTTAGAAGCTAAGCATCCTATGGGTAAAGCTAAGTTTCTTGAAGACCCTATCAGAGAGTACGCTAAAGAAAACTTTCCTAGAACTGTTTTTAAGTATGCTCAAGAGTCACTATCTGGTATGAGCTAGCAAGGAGGTGCTTAAATGCCTAAACCATTACTTGAAGATATTGTCACATTCTTAACATCTAATAGTGTTATAGAAGGTGATGGTATTGATACATTCAGGGATTTTATTCCTGAAACACCTGATAACTTGGTTGCTGTAACTGAGTACCCAGGTAGTCCGGCTGTTCCTTATGAACCAGCCGCTCATAGGTCTATACAAATAGCCGTGAGAAACAAGAGTGCTGATGATGCAAGACGTAAGACTCTTGATATTTACAAGGTTTTCTTAAATGCTATGGGTGAAGACTCGAGAGTAGATTTCACTACAGAGCGATGGGGGCAAGTGTCGTTACGACAGACGCCTTTCAGAATGAAGACTGACAACAATGATAGAGTTACTTATGGCTTTAACATTGGTATTACTACAAGTATTGAATAGGAGGAAATGAACATGGCAACAAGAATTGGTTGTGACAACTTGGTCTACGCTCTGATGACTACAGAAGATACTGCTAAGACTGCTCCTGCATATGGCGAAGTTAAGTCTGCTCCAGGTGTTATTTCTGTAAACATCAATCCAAACTCTTCACAAGAGACATTGTTTGCTGATGATGGTCCAATGGAGACTGCTACAACGCTTGGTAAGATTGACGTTGAGATTAACAAGGCTGAGCTTACCACAGAAAACAAGGCAGACTTACTCGGACATCAGATTGATGCTAATGGTGGTGTTGTTTATGGTGATTCTGACGTACCACCTTGGGTAGCTATTGGCTTTAGAACACTTAAGTCAAATGGTAACTACCGTTACGTGTGGCTTTACAAAGGTAAGTTCACAGACCCTGAAGACAACAACGAGACTAAGGGAGATTCTATTAACTTCCAGACTGATACAATCAGTGGACAGTTTGTTAAGCTGAATAATCAGATTAACATTAACGGTCAGCTTAAGCGTCTCTGGAAGTATGAGATTGATGGTGATAACACTGACGCTGACCCTGATACAATCAGCAGCTGGTTTGATAGTGTTACAATGCCTTCTGTAGATGTTGGACCTTAAGTAAAGAAAAGCTGAGGGCCTAGCCCTCAGCTATTAAGAGGAGGAAATATAGCATATGGCTAATGTAAAAGATGTAAAGTCGAAAGATGTAAAGATTACTTTAAGTGACGGCGTTGAGCGTACAATTAAGTTTGACCTTAATGCTATGGCTGAACTGGAAGACAAATATGGTTCTGTAGATGCTGCCTTTGAAATGCTTGATAAGAATAGCATTAAAGCACTGAGATTTATTCTTTGGGCAGGCTTGATGCATGAGGACGAGAATCTTACAGAGAAGCAAGTCGGAAGTCTCATTGATATGAGATATATGCAAGAACTTATGGGAACATTAGGTAGTGCACTTGAGTCAGATATGCCTGTTGAACAGGCAGAGGCTGATGGTGAAGAAAACCCAAACGTATAGAACCCGGCAATAATGAAGGGCCAAGTCCATTTGTTAAAGATAACTGGGACTGGCCCTTTATCTTATATGCCGGGACGGTGTGGTTAAGAAGAACAGAAGACGAAGTATGGAAAATGACGCCCCGTAAATTGCAGGCTTTGTTGAATGTTCACTATGATATTAAGAGACAAGAAAATGGTCAAAAACCGAAAAGAAACAATCAAACGATAGATGGCTTTATTGACACAATACCTGGATGGTAAGGAGGTACTTTGATGGCGAGCTTTGCAAACTTATCAGCAAATCTTAAATTGAATATTCAGGATTTTTCTACGAAGCTTAGGTCTGCTTCTACACAGTTGAATAGCTTCGCTAAAAGTATAAATGGTGAAGTTGTCGGTGGAATGAAAGAGCTTAACAAGCAAACAAACAGTTGGGGATTAAATCTAAAATCTGTTTCCAGAGTAGTTTCTGGTATTGTCATTTCACAAGCATTCTATAGAATACTGCAAAGTGTTCAACAAGCAACAAATGCTGTATGGGAATTTTCACAACAATTAGAATACGCGCACATTGCATATTCTAACTTGTTTGGAGATAATTCTCTTGCTCAGGAATTTGTAAATGTTTTAGAGGACTTTGCAGCAAAGACACCTTTCTCCTTCACAGAGTCAGAAAAAGCCGCTAAGCGTTTGCTTGCTTATGGTATTGAATATAAGAATGTAATGTACGTAATGCAAGGTGTTATGTCCGCTGCTGCAATACAAGGTGATTCTGCTAAGATTGAGTCAATATCTAGGGCACTCGGTCAGATATACACTTATGGAAAGCTGATGACTCAAGAGGTAAGACAGTTATCAGAAGCTGGTATTCCAGCATACGAAATATTACGTGAAGAGCTTGGCCTTACACAAGAACAGTTACGTAATCTTGGTAATGAAGCTATTCCAGCAAGTGTTGCTATTAACGCTCTTGTAGATGGTATACAGAAAAGATTTGGTAATGTAACAATAGCTGCTACCAAAACTATTTCAGGTATTATTAGTAATATAAAAGATAATGCAACAATGTTGTTTGCTGGATTATCTGAACCGTTAGTACTATTCATAAAAGCTGCTTTAGCTGACTTAGGCGAGTTCCTTTATACTCTAAGAGAAATCTTTGAGTACAAAGGTGCTGGAGGTGTTTTCGAAGCACTTTTCCCTCCTGAGTTGCATGCTACTATGAGGCAGTTTGTAGCAAGTCTCGGAGCTATTAGTCTAGCAGTTGCTAGACTCGTATATGCTCTTAGTGGTTTGCTTAAACCGGTTCTAATGGCTGTAGTAAATCTGGTGAATGCATTTGGTCCTATCATAGCTACTGTTATTAACGCTATGGCTTCACTTGTTTCAGTCATTACAAGTAATGCGACAGCAATGAGAGTCTTAGCATCAATGCTTGCTGCCGCGGCTGCAATGTGGATAGTATTTAAGGTTAGAGCAATCTCTGCATCAATTGTTACTGCTGTTATTGCAGGTATAAGTAAAGC